TTGGTTTGTGAATATGAAGTTGTTGTAATGAATACTAATAATAATATTAGTAAAAAATTTAATTTACGCATAATTTTCCTGTTTTAATAGTTAGATTGTCATTTTGAATTTGATATAAATATGTTCCTTGAGATAAGAAGGGAAGTCTAATGTTGGTTGTGTAATCAATTAATCTCTCCCTTAATACTTCTTTACCATTTATATCAAATAATATTATGCGAACATTATTAGATAAATCACTTGAAAACACAAATACATTATTTCGAGTCGGATTTGGATAAATAAATGACTCGATATTTTTTGTTTTTACAACTAACCAATAATCGTAATCTCCTGGGTTAGATGTTATTTTATTATTATTAATTGTAGTGTAACCATAAACCATATATAAGTCCAATGTTATATCGAATACTCCGGGACTTGTGGTAATTAAATCATTAACCCAAACTACATTTCCGTTAACATCAGATCTAACAATATTATATTCTGCTTGATCATCCTCTACTCTGGTATAAGAGGTTCCACTCATTAAACCAATAGTTTCATTTTGTTGTGCAAAACTATTAAATGTAAAGCTGATAATACAGCCTAAGGTGATAAAGTAATTTTTCATAGTGCATTGAGTTTAAAGAGCAGAGTAAATAGAATCTACATCTTTTCTAAGTTATAAGATTTTATGTTATTGTTTTGCATAACCACCATCTTATAAACCCCACTATTTAAAAATTCACCCACATTATCATAAAATGGATATTGATTTATTTCGTTTGTATACATTAAGCGACCTCTAATATCGTATATAGATATTAAAGTAGATGTTTTTATGTCACTATCAATTACTAATTGAAATCTATCTTTACTTGGATTTGGATAAATTTCTACATCTAAAGGATTATAATTAATAGCTGATAATGATGTAACCACAGATGAATCAGGAGCAATACCTATTTCAGCATAATTTCCTGGACAATAATCATTACCATCAATTCTAGCATGAACAGTAATATGATAAAATTTTCCAGGTATTAAAGGTGGATTCATCTGGTTTAAGTAGCACCATCTATTATTAGATACATAAGTTGAAACCACTTCTAGTCCATTTACTTTAGAATCAGTTTGAGTAAAAGTAAAAACATATTCAGGCGCTGTTAAATAAGTTAATACTAAATCTGATTTAATTGAATCTGTAAGTGAATAGTTGTATATTTTATTAAATGCATCAACGACTTTTGGTTCTCTAACAGATCTTACCACTACTGGGGTTTGTGGAAAAGCATTTCCATTAGAATCAAAACATGTTAATTCAACTGTAGCTGTATCTAAGATTTGACCTCCAGAACCAACTAATGTATAATCAATCTGAGATGTAGTAGCACCAGTACTCCATAAATAAGATGAATATCCGGATGGAGCATTTAAAGTAATTGATGTTGGTCTACAACCCGTAAATAATCCGAATGGAGTTGTAATTTGTGCATTAGTAGTTATCGTAACTAAACTAAATAAGAAACCTAATAATTTTTTCATAGCTTGTTTTTTATTATAAATATGATTTAATTTAATAAAGATTTAATTATTTAAAATATCTTGGTAAACGCTGTCTAGTAATGTTTCATATTACCAGTATCCTGAAAATATTATTTTACATATTTTGGGAACAAATTTAATACAGCTCTTCTAGCGTCTTCATTAGTCATATACTTCATGTTCATTTTATACCATATTTCATCAACTTCATCTTTAAAAGCCTTGTATTGTGAAGTGAAATCTTCACTTAATGTATTATTGATTTCTTCCCTAATAATTTGTTGCAATTCTGATTTTTTCATGTTTATGCTTTTAATATAAATATGATTAATTTGATAAAGGTGCTTTAATTGTTGGATGAGATTTTTCTTAATTTAATGTTTTACTAGATAATAATTCACGTGAAATTGTTTCAGAAGGTGTTGAATTGCTTACTGACCAATCAGTTGTATAGAAATGGAACTCATCAGTATCTTCATCATAAGAAAATGATTTATATTCTGGATTGTCAGATAGATATTTTCCTGCAATTTGATATGTTTCTCTTCTTTTTTGTTCTTTAGGGCTTAGTTTTCTTCCTTCACCTAATACATTACTAATTTCTTCTCTAATAATTTGCTGTAATTCTGATTTTTTCATGTTTACACTTTTATCTATAAATATGATTAATTAGATAAAGGTGTTTTTACTGATGCGTATTTAATTTCAAATTTATTATCAACGCATATAATATAACTATTGCTTTCAATCCAATCTCCGCAATTCAAATAATGTATATTGTCTATTATTTTATTTTCTGGAGTATGAATATGACCGCATATAACGCCTTTACAATTTCTTTTCTTAGATTGATATATCAATTGTGTTTCAAAAGCAGTAATAAACTTAACGGCATTTTTAACTTTTCTTTTTAGCCATTTACTTAGAGATTTTTTAACACCTAATTTTTTAATAAATCTATCAACGGCAATTGCTATTTCATAACCAATAGATCCTAATATACCTAACCACTTCATTTGTACTACACCATCATATAAATCTCCGTGAGTAATAAAGTAATCATTCCAAATATACTCATCAACAATTTCAATATTATCTCCTAATGATAGCGGAACATAGTGACGTAAAAAATCGTCGTGGTTACCAGTTACGTAAATAACTTTAGTTCCTTTTTTAGAATACGATAATATTTTACGAATCACATTAGTAAAATCTTGTGTCCAATAATGGCGTTTCTTTAATAACCAACCATCGATAAAATCGCCTACTATAAAAAGATGCTTAGGATTGTATGTTTTTAATATTTCTAATAATTCTTTAGAATTACATCCTTTACTTCCTAAATGTACATCAGAAATAAAGATAGCTTCTACCTGTTTTATTTTACTCATAACTTAATTATTTAATAGTGCTTTAATTGGTGCGTGTGATTATCTACCAAAAGGCCAACCTGCAAATTCCTCAGAATCCATTACAGACTCAATTAGTGAAATACAATAATCTTCATCAAGAGAAGTAAATGTTACCTTATCTATAGTATATCCTTCAGGATGTTTTTTAGCATAAAATAACATAGCTCCTGTTTCAGGCAGTTTGTAATCTGGATTGTCTCTTAAAGGTTTAATATACTTATCATGCACCTGTTGAGCAGACATTTCTACAAACAATTTTTTTATACCATCAGTATCAGAATCAATTTCTTTTAATTCATTTTCCGAATTAGTATAAATTTTATCTTCTGTGTTTTCAATAGTATATGGTTCTACTTTTTCAATAGTAATAATTATTTTAGCGCCATCAGTATAAATTGGAATTTTTATCAATTCTTCTGTTGGATGATACATTTTAGGAAATTGTTTAATTTCATATTCCTGTTTGTTTTCTACATTACCACCAATGGTTTCCCATAGTTGTAATGATTCTTGAATCTTTGTTGCGATTCTTTCTACTTGTTTTGATTTTTCCATAACTTACACATTTTATACTCTTTTTAATTTGATAATGGAAGTTTAATAGTAGGATGATATTGATAACCAATTAATTCAAAATCACTAACTTTATAATGAGATATGTCATCAATATTACTATGTATTTTTAATGTAGGCAATTCAAATGGTTTTCTATTTAATTGTTCCTTAATAGGTTCTACATGATCTAAGTATAAATGTACATCTCCTAAATTTCCTATTAATTCATCTGGGATCATATTAACTTGTTTAGCAATCATTTCTAATAATAAACCATAAGATGCTATATTAAAGGGAGCGCCAAGACCAAAATCTACTGACCTTTGATTCCACATTAAAGAGATTGCTCTGGTTGGAATATTTCTAGCATCAAGCGCATCTGGTGATGGTGGAATAAAATGTAGTCTTCCAAATGTAGTTTCATAATACCTAACTCTTTCTTCCAAACTCAACTCTCTTGTATAAACTTGAAATCCATAATGACAAGGAGGAAGCACACATTGGTCCAATTCTCCTACATTCCAAGCATTAACCATTAATCGTCTTGAGTCTGGATTTGTTTTAAGGTCGTTGATTAGGTTTGCGATTTGGTCTATACCCTCAAGTTTCCATTTTAACATTGGTCTATCAGGATGAGATGGGTCTGCTTTGTCCGTTGCTTCCCACTTCAAATTTAACCAATCACGCCATTGCTTGCCATAGATTCTACCTAAATCACCCCACTTCTTTGCAAATTCATCATCTGTTTTGATTTTGTTGATGAATTCTTCTTTTGATAATAACTCTTGTTGACCAATAGTATCAACACCCACTACTCTCAAAGTGACTTCCCAATTGTTTTGTAGGTTTATTTTACGTTTATAATTAGAATATGCATCACCGTCCCAAATATGACAACCATTGTCAACTAAAAACTTAATGTTAGTATCACCTCTTAAAAACCATAACAATTCAGTTACGATTGATTTCCACGCCATCTTCTTTGTGGTAAGTAAAGGAAATCCATCACTCATTTTGTGACGTATTTGTCTTCCGAATACTGAGATAGTACCTGTGCCTGTTCTGTCTTGTTTAGACACACCATTATCTAAGATGTCTTGGAGTAGGTCTGTGTATTGTTTATCTAGGTCGTTCATATTTATTTAATCTATCTAATTTCTTTTTATAAAACTCTTCTTCTGATTTGAAGTTTTTATATTCTTTTGCAAAGTTATCAAATGTAAGTTCTTCTTTCTCAAGAAAGTTCTTTAATTCTTCAACACTAAATTTACCTACTTTAGTATAAAATTCCTCTTTACGACTCATTAATAATTTCTTTTAATTGTTCCGGTGTTAGTTTTGTAATTGGAGTCTTACCTGTGACATCAGGTTTAGGTTCTGCTAAAAACATTTCCTTAGCACTCGTTGGAGCTTTGCTGGGTTGTGTTCTTGATAGCGGTTCTTTTTTGAAGAAGAATCCAGTAATGTCTACAGATCGAAGTAATTCCTTGTCGCCTTCAATAGTCGTAGTTCCGTTTTCAGCCTTTAACATTACTATTTTGTATCCCATCTTGTGAGATATCCATTTAATTAATTTTATCATTTATAATCTCTTTTAATCGTTTAATTTCAGTAATTACATCATCACCTAACTCAATTTTAGACATCATTGTTAGGTCCATTACTTGATTCATTAACACTTCAATGAGTGCATCTTTTGCTTCTTCTTTTGTCATAACTTTCTATTTAATTTATCATAACTTTTTTATTTAATCAATTTTTTATATTCTTCATCACATAAAGTAACTAACCACCCATTATCATTTCTCAAATAACCAGGTTTACCAGTTTTCTCACAAATATTTAAACTGTCATCTTCTGCTTTACGAATCCTATCGAAAATTTCATCACTACCATTGTTAATATAAAATCTAAGACCGCCAAACTTCTCTTTAACCTGGCATACTTGTTTATTCCAACCTAATGCAATTAGATCTTCTATAAGTGATTTAATTAAAGGAAACCATCCTTCACCCACTGTAAAGAAAACACTATCGGTAATAGGTGGGCGATCTGTAAAGAATCCATTGTCCAATCCTCCTATCGATTCGAGGAATTGATCCATTTCTTGTCTTGTCATAACTTATATTTTTAATCCAAATTTAATCATTGAGGTTGATTGTTACTTTATACTTCAATGATCGATTATCCGAGTTCATAACACCGAACACGACTGAATTATTTGCAGGATCAATAAGAGTTGGTGTTACTGTATAACCATCAATACTATGTAGTGTCTTTTTTACTTCTTCAACTAAATCCCAAGGAATATTTGTTTCTATCTCGGTTTTCTCGAATGTTTCAGGATTGTAGTAATCTGATTTGTAATTTTCCATAGTTATTAAATCATTATCAATGTCGACAATTTCCGCTAACATTGCTTTATCTTTAATGAGAGTAGCTGTGCGTATACAATCTTTTTTGTTTTTGTAGGTTTCACTCACTGCTATTGGCTCACCATTTTTTGCGACGATAACAAAGTAGAACTTTTTATCGGTAGATTTTTTAATTGTGATTTTCATATCTTATTAATTTAAACTGTATATGGTACAACCCATCTATTGCAGTCTTGTGGTAATCGATTAATATGTTTATAGTTGTTAATGTATCCCATCATGTTAGCAGATCCAATTGCATTAGCTGAATGCACCATTACTCTGCACATTGGCTTGCCATTCATCCACTGTTCCACTAACCACTTGGTACAATCCATTCCAGTTTTTTCTGTAATGTTGTTGTAATCTAAAGTGTAATTGTGGTAAACATTGGTATGCCATTCCCTCATTGCTGAGTCACCTAAGTCGTGATCTAATGAAATCAGTTCTATGTTTTCTAGACCAATCTCATTTATTTTACTCACAAACTCATCATATGAACGGACTACAATCCAACCGTCGTCAGTTGGTATTCTTACATCATCCAAATATATAAACTGTCCCATAACCTATTTTTGTTAATATGTTTTAACTCCCCAAATTTTTATATTCATATTATTAGGTGCTACAGATGTTCCACCAAAATATGGATATAAAAAATAACCGGATTGTTTGGTTGTGCCTTTTCCTACTACAAATCTACTTAATGCTTTATTATTCTGAACTAAAGTAATCCAAGATGTATCACCAGATAATTTTTGGTCTACATAAATTGGTTTTTGTGTTGCAAAGTTACCAATTTTTCTTGATACACGAGTACCTGAAAAATAAGAATAATTGTATAGCATCAGCGTATCGCTTTTCCAATTCCAGCCCAAACGAGTAGAGTTACTCTGATGTAATCCATAAGAGTAACCATAAGCCTTATTAATATCATTACTATCAATCGTGTTAAGTTTATATTTACAATTACTTTCAAACTGAATGTAATATGTTATTCTACTAATACCTGAATGGGACTGGTTTAATCTTGGTGTTGCGTAATGAGCTCCTTTTGGGATTAAATAATTGATACTATCACTAGCAGTGGTGATATCACCCCCAGTAGGTAAACAAGCAGATCCTATTAAAATAGTTGTAAAGAATAATAATGTGTATATAAGTTGTTTCATTTTTTAAATTTAAACATTTTCATCTTTAGATATTTGATTTTTACTAGCAAACTTTTCTACTGTATTACCAAATAATGCTGCAATAGTGATATAAGTAACAGCATCTACTAAAATAGGGTCAGGGGTAAGTTCTCGCTTTGCTACCGCCGTAATAAACATTGTAATTACTAAAATTGTAAATCCTGCTAATCCTATAACTCTTTTCATAGAAACGGCATCATTGGCCGATAACATTTTGTTTAAGAATAATTTCATTGGTTTATAATATATTGGTTTACAATAAATATTAACCAATAACTATAAACTATGATTCGACTTCTCGTGATTTATGTTTTTTTCGCGGATATCCAGGATTTTTCTTAAACCATTCTAACCACACTTTCAAGCAATCTAATTTTTGTTTATTTGAAGTTTTACTCATCCTTTTAATATTTGTTTACTATTTTGACCCTGTTCATAAATTAAGGGGGTGATTATATTTCTAATTTTTTTACCTAATTCCATATCATTAGGAGTATTTTTAACCATATTAATAATGGTGGTTATTAAATAATCTTGATTTTGCATACTATTTTTATTTTTATTTGATCCATTCTCGATATCCAGCTACAATAGCTTCTGAAATCGTACTACTGGGATTTTCTTTCATATATAACAGTGCCCACGTTACTACTTCAGGTAGTAATGGATAATGGCCTTGTTCATTTATTATTTGAATAATCTCACTTACTACATTCAAATCTTTGCCTATATTACTAGACTCGTTTATAACTGTTATCCGCATCGTCATACTCCTGTCGTTGCCCCCCAAACTGCAATGTGTTGTCTAGATAATCCTATAAATTTATATTTTTTAGCCATTTCTGCTACAAAATGCGTTCGTTCGAAATAATCATCTTTGTTGTCTAATCCGGGCATACATACTACATATTGTAAAGGTATTTCAAATGGTTCTACAAAAGTATCAAACACTTCTTTTATATCTGCCTCAGTACTAATCACGAATTTAAATTGATAGTTTAAATGCTCTTTAATCTTTTCAATAGCTTCCGGTACTATACGCTGTTTTTCAGTCATTCCTGAATTAGCTAATTTAGGTGAGCAATTGATTTGATCTAATTGCTGAATCAGTTCATCTTCAATAACAAAAGTGCCGTTAGTTTCAATTTCAACATAAGGTCTAAATTCTAGATAATCGTTACCGGAGAAAATCATATCGGACCAATAATTGTGAAATCCAATAATCGCTTTTTGATGTTGCGGGATGGTAGGTTCGCCTCCTGTCCAGATAATATGAATGATGCCTTTCTTGATATCTTCATAAATGCCCTGCTCTTTCCAACGATTAATCAAATAATCGTAATCACGTTCTACACCTTTAGCCCATACCGGAATCGTGTCGCAAGTCCAAGTAGCTTTACCTTCTTCATGTAAGTCACCTTTAAATGATCCTGGATCATAATCTACTTGATCTTTCTTAAATTTATTTACAAATGCCATTTTAGCACCGCAAGATAAATTACAATTTGCTAATCTAATAAAATATGCCGGGTAACCCGTAGTGATACCTTCCATTTGCAGAGAATAAAAATCCTCAGCAATCAATAATGTATTTTCTTTTGCTTCAGTCATTATTTTAATACGTCTAAGATTTTAGTTTCACGTACTGCCTTTACTGAATAATCAAAATTAGCAATACCTTCAAAATGTTTAACAACTCTAGCTTCGGCTTCTGTGCAAGTTAATGCATCTGCCAAATACTCTTCGGTATGTTTTTTTTCTTTACCGGAATCGGTTTTAGTAACCACTTCAATTCTAACTGAGTAATACATATTTTTATATTTTTATTCTGAATAACTTGCTGCATTGCGATCGTGTTCATATACTTCAACCTTAGTAGCACGAACTCTACCACCAGTCTCTTCTTCTAGAAAATCGTTGATGGTATTAAATAGATACTCTGCAAACCTCTCACACCCAACACTATCCATAATCCTTAACTGAATTATACCATCTTCATCCATTTGCATGAACTTGGTTAAGTATGGATCATCTTTTGCCACGATAGTAGTGTGGTCTAGTAGATATGCAAAGTACTCCTTAGGTGTCATTCCGTGCATTTTACTTTTTGCACGCTTCATACCACCAAAATCAAATACCCAATTACGGTGATCTAAATCGCCTTCAAACCATACCCTAAAGGATACAGCATACCCATGGAGAAAACGACAATGAGTTCCTTCAGCTTTCCATTGACGAAAACAGGCTGAATAACCGTCAAATAGTTTTGTAGATTGAAATTTCATTTTCTATTTAATTTAGATTTTACTAATAATCTAATATAAGAAATTCCTGGTATAGCACCAAATAATAGATGAATAAGATTGAAATGCGGTTCACCACACAACCCCAATGAATGTTTAATAAATTCTATCATAACCTTTTTTTATTTTAAAGTAAGTAGCCCCAAAAAGGGGCTACTTTATTTACTATGCACTCGCAACTAAATCTTAATCGATTTTGATGCTTTAATTCTAAAATAAATTACGCCTGCTATACCAACAATAGTTAGTAGATCGTTTAAAGTAGTCCCAAAATCAAATCCTAATTTTGCGGATACGAATGGTGCAGCTGCTACTAAGGCCATCCAAATAGTTTTAGATTCAAGCCATGATTTAAAATCATTCATAGTTTTTTTCGTTTTAAAATGTTATTGTGCTTTTAAAGAATTTACTCTTTCAGAAATTTCTTTTCTAAAATCTTTAGTAATCTTTCCGATTTCTTGTAATGCTTTTCTAGCACGACGGGCGGAAGTTTTGTTTCCTTTAACATAAAACGAATCTACTTCAGTAGATAATGAGTTCATTAACTCTTTTAATTGATTAAATTTTTCCATAACTTTTATTTTTAATTTATAATATATATCTACAAGTTGAAATTACCCTTAACATGTTTAGGAGTATACGGACAATTCTTACAACCGGATCCGCAACATTTACCTTGTTTACGTAAATAATATGATGTAAATACCGTTTTACCATTTTCATCTATATAATAAGGAGGCTGCTTATCTAAATCTTCTAATAAATCTAAATCTCGAATCCAATCGTAATTACGTCTCATTTAATTTCCCGTACTGCCGAAGCCACCTTGACCACGTTCTGTATCAGACAATATCTCCGATTCAATTGGTATTACAGTAGGATAAGGCATTATAATTAATTGTCCTATTCTATCACCGACAGCATATCTTTTTGAAGGTACTCCTGCTGTCTTATTAAACGTAAACTGAATTTCTCCTCTATAACCGCTATCAATAACTCCTACAGAATTAGTTAATTCAATTTGATACTTTCTTATTGAAGAACGTGGAAATATTAATCCAACATATCCTGCAGGTATTTCAACTGCTATTCCTGTACCGTAGGTAACTTGAAACCCTTCATCATCCATTATTGATATCGCAGTCATATCCATCCCAGCATCGCCGGGCTTTGCATAGGATGGAATGATTGCTTCTGGATGTAACTTTTTAAAACGTACTTTTACAAATGCTTCCATATTAAACTATCTCGCAATTGTTGCCCGCGCAGGCCAATTCACCTTTGGCATCGGTTGCATCATCCAACTCGATAACTTTACTTAAATCAATGTTATGTAGATGCTGTATTAAGTCATTATATTTTTCTTCTGTAATATCTTCAAAAGGTGCTTGAATATATGTCCCGCCATCATGGGGAAGTACTGATAGTCCGGCATAATACTCTCTGTTTTCCCACATCCAATCTCCTACCATACTCCACTCATCATTTTTAATAGAGATAGTTGCGGACACGTTGTGCATATTCGCTCCTGACCTGTGTCCTGCCTTTATCCAATCTTGTTGGATCCGTTTAACCCGCTCTAATAAATTAATAGGGGATTCTGTTCTTAGTATAGACCCTGCAGGAGCTTTTTGCGGTACAGAAATTACAGCTGTATCATGTGGTCTAAAATATTCATCTTCAAGTAATTCCGGATGGTGTAAAAGCAAATATGTATAAATAGATTCATTTTTTCCAACACGAATTCTACGAATATAATAATCATTGTGCCACGCATGTATGCCAGATGATGTGCCTAATACTAAAGAGGAAGTACCGGAAGGTTTTACTGTCGTTGTACGTGCTGCTTTATTAATGCCAATGATTTCAGCTACTCTAGCATTTTCTTCTTTAACTAATTTAGATGCTTGTTTGATATCATAGTCAAACACTTTATTAGACCCAATACCCGTCATACCAACACCGATAAGAGCTTCTTTCTCAGTAGTACGTTTCCATATATCCCTTAGATAATGGAAGTCCGTATATCCTGCCTGCAGAGTTCCTATAAAGGCAGCTCCTTTTACTCGCTCATTAAAATCTTCTTGCGATTCAATATCAGAAACATTTACTTCACAAAGGTTACAGAATTGATAAGGACGAAGTGCAATTTCAGCACAAGGATTAGTTCCCCAATCTTTATCATTAGTAAAGAAGATACCAGGCTCTCCAGCTCCAGATGCCTCAATACGTTTCCATAAATCTGTAAAATATTCTTTAGTAATTTTGTGTCTTACTAATACTGCTGAGTTATTTGCTCTACCTCTTTGTGGATTAAGTTCCCACCAAGCACCCGATTTACAGGCAATCATTTCATGGTCATCAGCGCTAAATAAACTAATAAGAGCTGCTCTACGAATACCACCTGCCAAGACTGCGTCCGCAATATGGCACACGATATCATGCACTTCAATTGAAGTAAGTTTGTTACCATCTTCTTTATTTTCTAATAATCCTTTAATCTTAACTAAGCATTCCATTAATGGTTGCGGTCCTGGCGCTTTACCTCCAGATGTAACTAAGCGCGCTCCTTTAGGTCGAATATCACGAAAATCAAATTCAATATCGGAAGTACCTTTAAAGTAGCTAGACATTAATGCTTTAACCGCATCTGCCCATCCTTCAATAGAATCACTAACTAAAAATCGTTTCTTTCTATTTTTGTTAGGTTTTCTAATCTCAGGTAAATTTTCTATATGATGCTGCTGCACGGAATAACCTACTCCCGTTCCTCCAAGCAATAAAAACATTACTTCGGAAAAAGCTCTAACGTCATCAATCGGTAAATAACAACAATTGTAAATTCTGTTAGGACTTAATTCAATTGGCTTACCTGCAAATTGTAATGAACGCATTGAAGGGAGTATTTTTTTATCATAAACTAACCGATAAACGTCTTCAATCTCTTTTGCTAATTGAGGATACTTTTTAATGTGCATCTCTCTGTTTCTAGTAACCAACTCTTCCCACGTCTCGCGCCTTTCCATTTCAGGTAAGTACTTACTGTACTTCATGAAGACAGTAATGCCGGAGAGTATTTTATTCGATATCTCATTCATATATGTTTATAAAATTTAGTGTTCATATAAATATTGGTAGGGTATAAAATCTTTAACCCAAATCAGATAATTCTTTAAATTTATTTGCAAGACTTTTTTTCAACAATGTTTCCCCTTTTTGCATATCTTTTTTAGTTTCTTTTCCTTTTACTGATGATTCTTCGAATATTTCTATTTTGCATTTTGACATATCCAATTTAGATGGAAAAGTGATTCCGTCGATACCGAAGCGATTTTTAATGATAGTCCATCTACCAGTACCAGCTATCTTATCAGTCATTTTTCTACTTAATGATGCTACAAAATCTGCTACCATTAATTTAGAATACGCTTCTGAAATTTTATCACCTCCTACAATATCCATTTCTGCTGCCGATCTATTTAATTGAGATGCTGAAAATAATGGTACATCATACGTTCCTGCCATGCCCCTGAGTTCTTCATACAGTTCGCCTAACATTTCGTCCTTTCTAGCATTTTTATTTGTATTAGAACTTTTTAATAAGTCAGCGTAATCTACAATAATTAAATCCGGTTTAAAATGGGTTGCAATACATTTTTCAATATGTGCTGCCAATGTATTTACAGAAGCAGTTTTAGTAGGATAGTACTTAACTATTATTTTACCTGGAAGTTTATCTACCAATTCTTTTACTTCGTCCAAGTTAAATTTTAAATTTGCTTGTGCAATACCAGTAACCAAACTATCAATACGCTTACTTACATAAGCTTCATTTAATTCTAAAGTATAATACAAAACATTTAAACCTTGCTTAGCCGCATGAACAGCTATGTTAACTAATGCCATACTCTTACCTGCTCCGGGCCCTGCCGCTAAAATTATTAGTTCCCCTTTACCAAACCCACCTTCAGTAATATCATTAATTATATCCCACGGAGTAGATTTAACTGCCCTTGCACTCTCAGAATATCTAATATCAATATCTTCAGCATAGTCGTGACCTAAATTAGTATCGGCGCCAGCTTTTAAAGCAGTATCAATTACATTTTTAATTGAATCATAATTACTGTTCTTTAACAAATCTACTGACTTTAGAATAGCCTTTTTTAATTCTTGGTTTTTACAAAAGTCTAAAGTTTCATCTTTAATAAACTTTAAATCGGTCGATTGTAAATGTTTATATCCGTCTTTTAAAGTTTCTTTAACCAAAGTTTTTAATGATACATCATCAATTTCAGCCAATTTAACTTTCATGACCTCCATAGTAGGAGCGTCTTTGTATTCAAAATAATATTTTAATATCTGTTTTACAATCCATTGCATAGGTTCAGATTCAAAATATGTAGGATCTAAAATATCCGACACTCGCTGTACAAATTGTTTATCTGTAAACAACGATGCTATCACTTTAATTTGAAAACTGTAACCGAAATATGATAATTTATCAATACTATCACTCATTATTTAACGTATTTTAAACTTAAATTTAACAATATTAAATGATGTATACAAAATAATAAAGGTTAAAAAGGGGGGCAATGCCCCCCTCACCCCTAACAAAAAATCAAATATACAAAAATTTATTTGATCAGCTTGACAATAACTTTTCTATTTCGAGCTTCCGGTGCATAGATGGCCCGGGATTCATCATAATGATAAATGGATATTCTATTTTCAGGAATAAATTTCTTAGCATATTGTTTTGCCTTTTCAGCCCGTTTAATAACTAATTCATAGTTACCTTTTACAGTGCCACTTGAATCGCAATACGCCATAATTTCAATATTATAATTTTCTTTTTGTGCTCTATCTAAAACTAAATCTAAATCTTTTAGATACATTTCTTCGATTTGATAGTGACCGGCAATATAGTAAATTACTACGCTATCTAATTTTAGAGTCTCAGTCTTAGGAGGTGTATATTCAATACGTTGAATTACTACTGTAGTATCATGTACCGCATCGGGTACTAAATATTGCCATGGGTGATCCCATTCTAGTATTTTTTTCTTACCGAGCGTATAAGAAAGTCCTAAATTTATTCTAGTAAATGCGTCTTTAGCAGTTAAAGGATTAGACCAGGCATCTAATTCGTCTGTATTAGTTTGGTTATATGATAAATCAATTGATATTGAAGTTTTATTACCTAATCTATATTTAGCGCCAATACCTAAAGGTATTACTCTAGTAGAGTTTTTCGTGCTATATGTAGAAATTGAAGTATTATTATACGATTGTTCAGAGTCATACCAAAGAATACCGTATCCTACAAAAGCGTATAATTGAGTATTTTTTCTAGAGTTAAATATTCCTCCATTAGTTATATTAAATCTAAGTCTAGCATCCAATTGTGTAATATTAGAATTAAACCCAAACTGCGGTTCTGAAGATTCTAATCTAGATCTAAACCCATTTAATTGTAAACTAGTAAAGTGCGATAATTGTTTAGATATTTCTAAACCGTATCCAATATTCAAAGGCGTTTTGGTGTAGAAAGGATCATTGTCTTCGATGTCAGTGTTTTCATATAAAAAAGAAACGTTGGGAGTAATACTCCAAGTACTAAAATTAGATAACCTTTGCGGTTTCGGGATTTGCGAGAAACTCACTAATACAGTAAGAACTAACGCTAACGTAATAAATAATTTTTTCATAATTAACCTTTAATATAAATATAACAATTCAAGAAAGATGATATAACTAAGATGTATACGTTCTGGCGTATTTGTTTAATGGCAAAAACACGTCATTAGTCCACACGTCTACATTTTTCAACCCCATGGCCATTCTGTCATCAGCCAACATTTTCATAAAATCATATTTTACAAATGGAGTAATAGGAAGGTTAAACATTTCTAATATTTTTAATTTATTAATACCGGATATGTTTACATCTTTTAATTGCATTAGAGTGTAATTGGTTCTGATTAGATTTTCTTCTTTTAATATAGCGTTACAAACTTTATTTTCTATATTTTTATTACATATTTCAAATAAATTATCAACACTAATGTGTACGTCATTGCCAAATTCGGGAATATGTTTTAATAAAGTACCCGGACCGATGCCTTTTACTTTCGGTAAATTATCTCCTTTATCGCCTATAATAGTACGATATGTTAAAAAATTAGTAGCTGCAATGCCATATTCATCTAATACATCCTGTTTAAAATATAATTTCTTTTTAGTTGGACTCCATACAAATGTATCTTCTGATACTAATTGCAAATAGTCTTGGTCGGTAGACATTATAAATGACTGTCCATTTTTTTCTCTAACCAAAGTAGTTAAATATGCAATGGTATCATCAGCTTCAATATGATCAATTATAATCGTAGTCATAGGCAATATGTTAAGATAATCACTTAACCGTTTCATTTGCCTAACCATACTAGTTTTTACATCTTCATCAGTTTGAAGATACGGACTTCTCTTAATATCCGATCCGGGTTTCCTATTATTTTTATATTCAGAATATATTTCTCTCCTTTTTTTAGAGCCGCCTTTACCATCAAATACCAATATAACTCTAGTAGGCTTAATTTGTTTAACGGCTGATCCTACCGTTAAGAAAAATCCGGTAATCCCGCCACAATGTAATCCGTCTTCATTGGTAACCGGGGACGTAGCAAACGCTCTCAAATATTGGTTTAATCCGTCGACAATAAGAACCCTCGAATTCAAATGCAAATCCGAGGGTTCATTTTTAAGTTCTTCTAATAATTTCAAATAGTTAGTCCGTTGCATTTTCAAATATTGGATTTTCAGTTTGTTCGGTTTCTAAAATAAGATTGTCTGTATCGATTATCATATTTTCGTAATCCATAATTAAACAATCACATAATAATTTATAAAGAACTTTTCTGACTTCCAAATTATTTTTTAACATTTCATCCCAATTCTTACCAGAATATTTATGAATCTCTCCGGTTTCAGGATCAGTTACCTGGTACGACATGCCCACCTTTTCTGCTTTTCCATACTTTAATAGTACGTCAATCCAATTGGTATAATCTTTGATACCGGCATTATAAAATGCTTCATACTCGCATTCTCGATTTGCAGGACCTAATTTGCTTTTGACTACTTTAACTTTAATCGTAGTGCCTACAATTTCATCGACACCATTAATCTTCATTTTAATTTTACCTGTGGTGGCAACGCGTAATCTAGTTGTTGCATGAAAGCCGATTGCTTTGCCTCCGGGCACCGTATATTTATCTGCATTAGGCATTGTCAACCCTACCTTTTCACGAAGCTGATTGATACATATCAAACATATACGCTGCTTAGCGATCATTGGCATAAGTTTACGCATTGCTTGGGAAATTACAATTGCTTTGGTAGTATTATAACCTGCTTTATCATATCCAGCCTCTAATTCAGTTTTACATGATGCTGCTGCAATTGAATCAACTACAATAGTAACCAAACGATTTTTGTTCTTTTCACGAACTTTTAAAACGATATCTTCAATAGCAGCAAATATATCTTCTACAGTATCTAAACTAACATACAACATTTTAGATACATCCACACCTAACGTTTCTAGAAATGCTTTAAACAATGAAGTTTCATTTTCAATGTAAATTGCCAAACCGCCTTTCTTTTGTGTTGATGCTATAGCATGCCCCGCTAATAATGATTTTCCAGATGATTCTAATCCTGTAATTTCAGTAAGTCGGCCCACTGCAAATCCGCCATTAGGAATATTGGATACTATCAAATCAGCTACTGAATTACCGGTAGAAACCCAATCTACAATTTCAGATGGATTTTCTTTATCATTTAAAGTATATACTACTTGGCCTTGATCTTTAAATTTTTTATTTAAAGAATCTGATAATACTGCTGCTAATTGATCTTCTGCTTCGGAGTTACTAATAGGATTGGGTATAGAATCATTCAATTTTTCTTTTTTTGCCATAAATGTTTTTTTATAAAGTATTAGAAACCCGATTCAATGCCAAATCAGGTTTCTAACACGTTAGGTTAAAATATTATTCTTCATCAAATAATTCTTCAAAAGCAGCTGATACGTCATCAGTCTTTTTTGCTTTTGATGCCGGAGCAGCTTTTGCTGCCGGTTTAGGAGTTTCATCCTCTTCAGACTCCTCACTAGGATTTAACCATTCTTGCAATGCAGTTTTTAAATCTTCATAGCTAGGTTCAGGGAAAATTTCTTTAAGGTCTTTTTGTCCGTTTAAGATTTTTTCAAATATCTCCTTATTATCTGTTGCAGGCGTTGCATTAGGTTTAACCCGAATAGAAATCTTACCATAAGTATTTCCTACATCTTCACCTTTTTGGAACTCTACTACAATGTCACGGCCATTTTTTAAATCCGTGATATCACCATAGTCTTCATCAGTAAGAATATTTAATATTTCTTGATAAATTTGTTTACCGAATCCCCAATATTTAACACCTTCGGATTCTTTGCCTCGAACAATAATAGGTACATAGGTTCTCATTTTAGGTTCGAGCTTTTTACCCATTTTCCAATCATCAGAACTTCCTGTCTTTTTAAGTTTCTCAGCAAATTCAACAATCGGATCTGGATTGCCATAAGTGAATGGTGATAGAAAAGTCTTTTTTCCTAGATCATAATGAAAATACATTTCACTAAATGGATTCTCCTTATCAAACTGATAAGGTACAATTCGGATAACTGTTTTGCCAGCTTCAGGTTTCCATAACCTGTCTTGCTTTTGTGTAGAGGATTGCAGCTGTGTAAGCTTCTTTTTAATCGCATCTAAATTCATTGCCATAATTTTTTCATTTTTTAATTGTTAATAAAATAATTGTCATTTGTCATTTCGTAATTAATGGGCATTCAATAAATTACTAATAACTTTATAAGTATAAGCACTTTTTTTGATAGTGCCAAATCAATATTCAACTATTTCTTCTAAAATAATTGGTATAACATTTATTTGTTCTCGTTTGGTTAATAATAATGAGTTACGATACAACGTCCAATCTATTTCCATTCTAGTATCTAACACTCCATTATTTAAAGCCATAACAATAACATTAATAGCATTTACTGAATACAATGTATTTGTTTCTTTTTTTCTGTGAATTGAAATATAATTCTGATAAATTTTATTACTAGATAAATTTATATTAAAGGTTAAATATTTTTCATATGGATTATCTTTATTCGAAAAAATAAAAATTTTATCTAAATCATTAAAATGTTCTTCTATTAAGTCTAACGTCGTATCTAGCTTTTTTTGGTTACTAAACGTACATAACAATTTATAGTTATTCATAACATATCATATTAATATAAATATGTTACATTATTCAATAATTTCTTTTAAATCATGATAATTAGATCCTATATATTTACGAATTGTAAAATTATTTTCTTTTAATATTTTTTCTATACCACGTATACATTTTTTACCATCCTTAAAATCAAAATCAAATAATACACTATCATACGTATATAATATTAATTTGGTATTATACTTAGATAAAAACTCATTAATGGTAGAAATTTTATCCATATTAATTTCGGTTTCCAATAACTGTATTAAATAATTAAATAATTTTTGTGCATTTAAAGCTGGATAATTTTTTCTATACAATCGTCTGCCGGATACGGGCGATTCAATATAACCTAAGGTTTTCCAATTATGCCAGTAATGTTCAATTATTTTTTCAGTTTCACTAAAAAACTTAATATGTTTATATTCAGGCAACACGCCACCATATAGTTGCCTAAAACTTATTTGTTTAGATTCTTCATACTCGGCTTCGGTTAATTCATCTTTATTAAAATAATATCTACCCAAATATTCGTGCATAGATTCTTTGGGTAGTTTATAATTAA